CACAACAAGAGTATGAGACCGCACCAACCCACGCATTGAGAAACAAGATATCAACCCTAGACAATCAACAGATGTCTATCAAGATTTTGATGAACTCTCTTTATGGTGCATTGGGTAACAGGTGGTTCAGATACTTTGACCAACGTGTTGCAGAGTCCGTTACACTTGCGGGTCAGTTATCCATCCTATGGGCAGAGAGGAAGATGAATGACGAGATGAACAAACTCCTTGGTACTAACAAGGACTATGTTATCGCAATCGATACTGATTCCTTGTATGTTAATATGTCATCTCTTGTTTCCAAAACAAACCCCAAGAACCCTGTCAAGTTTCTAGACAAGATATGTAAGACCCACTTCGAGAAAGTATTGACCGAGACGTATCAAGAACTCGCAGACTATACAGGTGCATACGAAAACCGTATGGAGATGGGACGTGAGGTTATTGCAGACAAAGCAATATGGGTTGCGAAGAAGAGATACATTCTGAATGTTCACAACAACGAAGGTGTCCAGTATGCAAAACCCAAACTCAAACTAATGGGTATCGAAGCGGTCAAGTCATCAACACCTATGGTTGTTCGTGACAAGATGAAAGAGATGTTTGGTATTGTGGTGAAAGGGACTGAGGGTGAGACACAAAAGTATATCAGAAACTTCCGCAGTCAGTTCAACAAACTTCCCGCAGAAGATATCTCGTTCCCTCGTGGTGTATCTAATATCAAGAAGTGGAGGGACGCAAAGACCATCTATAGTAAGGGTACACCTATCCATGTTCGTGGTGCATTGTTGTACAATCATAACGTAAAGTCAAAAGGATTGCGTCATGAGATTATCAAGAATGGTGAGAAGATTAAATTCGTATATCTCAAAGTCCCTAACCCGATAAAAGAAAACATTATCTCATATCCACAAAACTTACCTCGTGAGTTGGGACTGCAACAGTATATTGATTATGATAAGATGTTCAAGAAAACATTCCTTGACCCCCTTGAACCAATCCTTGATGCGGTTGGTTGGAGTGCGGAACCCCGTGCATCATTGGAGGACTTCTTTGGATGATGACATTATGGGGAGAGGTGGATGATATTGAGACCAAGGTGTGTTCACTTTGTGGTACAGAAAAACACATTCATGAGTTTGGATTAAGAAGTGGTAAGAAAGAAAACTTTGCACATACCCGACAGAATAGACGTAATGAATGTTCTTGTTGTAAGAATAAGTTAAACAAACAAACGAGACTTGCAAAACAACTTGCGGGTAAGTGTCCTGATAATCATACATGTCCTATCTGTAATAGGAATGAGGAAGAACTGAAGGGTGAACATAATGGGTGGCAGAATAAGTCTCCATTTGTTCTTGACCACGACCACGTCACGGGTGAACCTAGAGAATGGATATGTCAACATTGTAATATCGCATATGGTTCTAATGGGTTTAACGAAAATCTAAACACTCTAAATAGTGCTATAAAATATTATTATAAATGGAATGGGTAATGAAAACTAACGAAGACTTGTTTCCACATCTAGATTTCAATACTGATAAGGGTTGGGGATATCTTCCACCTACCGATGAAGTTCTAGATGTATTCAGATATGTTAAATCTGAGTGTAACCCTGAGAGGATTCTAGAGATAGGATACTATGCGGGTCACTCCACATCTTATCTTGCAGAGATAATGCCTGGCACTGATATTATATCGTGTTGTCCAAATCATCCTATGTATCGAGATACGGTATTGAGGGTGGAGAGAAAGTATAGGTATGTAAAAGTTATAGGTGTTAAGTCCCCTGAGATATTTGAATACATCTGTGATTGGACGTTTGACTTTGCATTCGTTGATGGTAGTCACCACAAAAAACCTGTGATGATGGATGTCGCATTATGTTTGACAATGGGTGTCAAGTGGATACTGTTTGATAATGCAGACCAACAAGAAGTACAAGAAGGTATTGCACCATATATGCATAGACTAGAACAGGTAAAAGAATGGCAATACACGGGAGTTAACAAAGGTAAAAGTCGTGTAAATTCTATTACTTTATTTCGTGTAAAGGGTTGACAAATACTGTTGTTCTTGTTATAATAGGTGTATGTTAAATAATGAGAGAAATGAAATGAAAAATGGATTAATAGGAACACACATCGCCACGGGAATTCCGATGGAGATACCACTCAACTACAAAGAGATGCAGTTAGGTCTGTATAAGGATATTACGGGTGAAGAGAAGTGGGACACCATGTGTGATATGGTACTTGAGAGAACAGGTATCACAATCATTGGTGAGATGGAAATTGATTACATGGTAGTCGAAGGCGTCAAACACGTATTTCATTAAAATAATCCTTGACAATACCTGTCTAATATAGTATAATGGTACACAATGAAATACTCACTTACAATATTCAAAAATACCTACGACAATCAGACCCATCGAAATATGGAAATCGATGGTCTAGATGCGTTCGAAGGTTTGTTGTATGGTATGTCTCGCAAGGAGGGTCAGAAGGGTGGAAATAATTCTAGTGTTCTTATTAGTCCTAGTTGTTATATCAAAGACACTACGAGAAGTAATAAGAATGTTACTAACTGGGGTGGTTGGGCTGCTCTTGACGTTGATGATTTTATTCTACCTGATATACTGGACTATGCCAGTGGAGACGAATTGGTACGACATCTTCAACGAGTACTCGAAGAAAAGTTCGGAGAGTATTACTACATTTGTTACTCTACCGCATCATCTCGACTTGAACAACCAAAGTTCAGATTAGTATTCCCTCTTACAAAACAAGTAGACGTAAAGGTACTACCACACTTTTGGTTCGCCCTCAATCGTGAGTTTGATGAACTAGGAGACAAACAAACAAAAGATGTATCACGTATGTACTACGTCCCCGCAGTATATCCTGATGCACTCAATTTTATATTTACAAACAAAGGTATAATCACCGACCCTGAAATGTTGATGGAGAAACATTCTTATGTTGAACCTCAAGGTAAAACATTCATTGATAGATTACCACCTGAGTTACAGAAAGCAGTGATGGAACATCGTAAGAATTCATTAGAGAACACAGACTTTTCGTGGACTTCTTATCGTGACTGTCCGTTCTGGCCTAAACAACTTGGTATCGAATATCAAAGAATTACAGGTACAGGATGGTATCATAAGATGTATCAGATTATGGTTGCGGTATCGGGTAATGCAGTAAAACGTGGATACCCTATGAATGCACACCAAGTCGCAGAGTTGTGTAAACAGTTCGATGTTGATAACGGAAACTGGTACGATAACAGACCCCTAGATAAAGAGGCAGATAGGGCATTAGAATATATTTACAGGAATGGATAAATGAGAATTTGTGTAACAGGAGCCGCAGGGTTCATTGGTAGTCACCTTTGTTTAGATTTACTAGGTGAAGGACTAGACGTTATTGGACTAGATAGTTTCAATGACTATTACGACCCCGCACTAAAATATGCACGTATTGATGCATTCGACCATATGGTAGAAAATGTCGATATGAAAGACTTCGATGCACTTGACACTTTCTTTAATGAGTATCAACCTGACATTGTAGTTCACCTAGGTGCTCGTGCTGGTGTTCGTGATTCAGTTGGTAAAGAAGTTTTATATCATCAAGACAATATTGATGCAACACAAAATCTAATCCAGTGTTGTAAGTTGTATAATGTTGGTAAGGTTCTATATGCATCTACAAGTTCTATCTATGGTGGAACACCTATTCCAAAGGATGGATGGACAGAAGAAGATGTTACGGGTCACCAATTAAACGCCTATGCGTACACTAAACGTGTGAACGAATGTCAATTTAAGATTAGTGGTCTTAACAATGTAGGACTAAGGTTCTTCACAGTATACGGCCCTTGGGGGAGACCTGATATGGCACTCTTTCAATTCACCCAAAAGATTATTGCGGGTGAAGAGATTGAAGCATTCAACTATGGTGATATGAAACGAGACTTTACCTACATTGCGGATATCATTGAAGGAATTAAGATTGCGATGTTAAGTGACATTCCTAGTGGTGAGATATATAATATAGGTCGAGGGAAACAAGTAGAGTTAATGCATTTCATCGAATGTATAGGTAAAGAACTTGGTAGACAACCTATCATCAAACTTGCACCAAGACATCCCGCAGACACGTTGGAGACTTGGAGTAATACTGAGAAACTGGAAGGATTAGGGTATAAACCTAAGACTAATATTGAAGTAGGTGTACGAGCATTCGTAGACTGGTATAAACATTTTTATAAGGTAAATTAAATGAATAGAAAACAAACATTAGAAGGTAATTGGGAAAACCCAATGAAACCTAACGACCCAAACAATCTTGAAGGTCAAAACCCTGTCGATAGATTGGTGCCGGAACAAACATCCGAACATCCCGAACAAATGGGTGTTCTTAAGATTGGTATCGTGGGACACGGGTTTGTTGGTGGTGCAGTAGATTATGCATTCACCCATCCTGATGTACAGAAGTTTTATGTTGACCCCAAACATGGTACAACACTTGATGACCTCATTGCATGGAGTCCTCACCTTACATTTATTTGTGCCCCAACACCTATGAACCCTGAGACTGGATTTGTTGATGCATCTATTGTAGAAGATGCAACCCTAAGATGTTTCGAGGATACCGAGGGTGCTGTTATTATCAAATCAACAATCACTCCCGATGTTATTGATAGGATTGCAAACTCTGTTTATGAAAATGATATGAAACGTCTTTGTTATAATCCTGAGTTTCTTACTGAGTCAAATGCAAAAGAACAATTTGTGAATGCACCTTATCATGTATTGGGTGGTCATCCACAATGTACTTCAGACATCGAACAGATTTATTCTATGTTCTCTCTATGTACTACAGATAAGTTTGTGCATTTGTCTGCACCTGAAGCTGCATTCGTCAAGTATGGGGTGAACTCATTCCTTGCAACCAAAGTAACATTCTTTAATCAACTCTATGATACAGTCGCAGAATTTGGATGTAACTGGCCATCGGTTGCAAACACTATTGGTATGGATTCTCGTATCGGTGTAGGTCATACACGTGTGCCAGGTTATGATGGTAAACGAGGATTTGGTGGTGCATGTTTCCCTAAAGACTTAGTTGCATTTAATAATTTTGATAAAAAGAACTTGACATTACTTGCAGAAGTTGATATAATAAATAAAAATTATAGAACAGTCTATGATTTGGATGATAGGGAAAAAGCAAACAATATCACGTTTGGTAAACCCAAAGAAGAAACTGACCCCATCACTGAAAGAGTGCAAGAGGTTAGTACAGATAATGTAGAGTCAGATGAAGACTTATTTGAAGGAGAAATGAATGTCGATAATGGACAAACTGAAGAAAAACAGTAAAATCAAAACTACCGAAGTACTTGCGAATAGTAAGTTCTTCACTGAAAAAGATATGGTTCCGACAGACGTGCCAATGGTTAACGTTGCATTGTCGGGTAGTATTGACGGTGGTGTCACGCCAGGATTGACCGTCCTCGCAGGCCCTTCCAAGCATTTTAAAACTTCGTTCGCACTACTAATGGCGGGTGCTTATATGAAAGCGAAGAAAGATGCTGTCATGTTGTTCTACGATAGTGAGTTTGGTTCGCCGCAATCTTACTTTGAACAATTCGGTATAGACACCGAACGGGTGTTACATACTCCAATCGCAAATGTCGAAGAACTTAAGTTTGACCTAGTGGGTCAACTTGAAAATCTTGATAGAGCGGATGATGTAATAGTAGTCATTGACTCCATAGGTAACCTCGCATCCAAGAAGGAATTGGAAGATGCGATTAACGAGAAGTCGGTTGCTGATATGTCCCGTGCAAAAGCGTTGAAGGGTCTCTTCAGGATGTGTACCCCATATCTTACAATGAAGAATATTCCAATGCTTGCCGTCAACCACACTTACAAAGAAATTGGTCTATTCCCTAAAGACATTGTTGGAGGTGGTACAGGTATCTACTATTCCGCAGACAACATTTGGATTCTTGGAAGACAGCAGGATAAGGTTGGTACTGAAGTGAAAGGTTACCGCTTTATCATTAACGTGGAGAAAAGTCGTTATGTTAAAGAGAAGTCAAAAATTCCTATCACTGTGTCTTGGGAAGGTGGTGTACATCGTTTTAGTGGTTTGTTGGATGTCGCTATTGTTGGGGGTTATGTTGTTAAGCCTTCCAATGGTTGGTACAGTGTCGTTGATAAAGAAACTGGAGAGATGGTTGGAGGTAAAGTAAGACTTGCCGATACACTCGAAGAAGATTTTTGGAAACCAGTGTTTGACAATACTGACTTTGCAGATTTCTTAAAATCTCAATACTCAATGGGTCTTGCAACTAAAGTAGATATGGATGCGATTGCAGATGTCGAACTCTAATAAAGAATTACCACTGAGTCTCAATACACTAAATGAGGGAATCCACTATGAATTGATTCCCTCAGATAATATTGATGATGGATGGGATGTCCGACTCATGGAGGAATATCCCGAAACTGTGATACGATTTGGTACTATCAGTCTTGATAATGAAAATGAAGAACTTAAGTTTAGTTTTGAAATTGTCAGTACACCCGATGCAGATTTATCACTTGAGGACTTGACATTTACTGCATACTGTGGTAATATACTAGAAAGTGTAATTACAGAATCCTTATCTAATGGTTCTACAATTATGACGGATAAAGATACAGGTGAACAATATGTCGGTGAGGCATTGAGAGAGGATTATGATGAATATAAACTTACAAACAACGATTCTACGGAATCTACTAACTAACGAGGAATATACCCGAAAAGTATTACCCTTCCTTGCACCCACTTATTTCGAAGGGGTGTATAAAGACCTATTTAAAGAGGTCACTAAATTCGTATCTAAGTTCAATGCACTTCCTACTATGGAAGCATTCAAGATTGAAGTTGATGAAGGTGGTAGGTTATCCGATGCAGACTATGGTCAAGCAATGGATTTACTTCCTACCATCTTTAAATACGAGAAAGAAAATCTAGAATGGTTGGTCGAGTCTACTGAGAAGTGGTGTCAAGACCGTGCGGTGTTCAATGCAGTAATGGAGTCCATCTCTATTATTGATGGTAAACATGCGAACCTACAAAAGAATGCAATCCCCGAAGTATTATCAAAAGCACTTGGTGTGACGTTCGATACAAATATTGGTCATGATTTTATTGAGAACGCAAATGAACGTTTTGAGTTCTATCATATGCAAGAAGAACGTATCCCGTTCGACCTAGAATTTTTCAACAAGATTACCAAAGGTGGTTTACCTAACAAGACCTTGAACATCGCACTTGCGGGTACGGGTGTTGGTAAGTCATTGTTCATGTGTCATGTTGCTGCAAATGCTTTAGTCCAAGGACGTAATGCATTGTACATTACTATGGAGATGGCAGAAGAACGTATTGCAGAACGTATTGATGCAAACCTATTGAACGTTCCTATTGACCAACTGGAGAACCTATCTAAAGATATGTTTACTGACAGGGTCAAAGGTGTTGCAGAGAAGACCCAAGGTAAACTCATTATTAAAGAGTATCCTACAGGTCAGGCACATACTGCCCACTTCCGTGCATTGTTGAATGAACTAAAACTCAAGAAGAACTTTGTACCTGAGATTATCTTTATTGACTATCTAAACATCTGTGCCTCATCTCGTATGAAGGGTATGGGTGGTGCAATCAACTCTTATACTTACATCAAGAGTATTGCAGAAGAACTAAGAGGTCTTGCAGTTGAGTTCAATGTACCAATTGTTTCTGCAACACAAACCACTCGTAGTGGATATGGTAATGATGATGTTGGATTGGAAGATACTTCTGAATCATTCGGACTACCCGCAACCGCAGACTTGATGTTCGCATTGATATCTAACGATGAACTAAATAACCTAGGTAAGATATTGGTAAAACAATTAAAGAACAGATATAACGACCCAACCTCTAATCAGAGATTTACTCTTAAGGTTGACCGTAGTAAGATGCGACTAGAAGATGATAATGACCCCGATGAACAAATCAGTAGTGATGACACGCCCGTGTTTGATAACTCTAAGTCGGGTGAGAGATTTAAAAACTTCAAGATGGAGTAGTAATGCGTGAATCAATGATGAAAATTTTGTTTAAGAGATGGGAACATAATAAACAGTTCTTCTATCCTACAGGGATAGACCTTGTACCTCAAGAAACTCTAGATGAACTCCTTGCGATGGCATTAAGACTTGACCCTGAGTTAGAGTTTATTGATAGACCGTGGAGAAAGATTGCATATAATAGTACCCCTAAAATTATCGAACAGGTAGTAAAAGAACATGGTGGTACTACACGTGATGCACGTGAGTTCGTAAGACGTAGATTGATTATGGCACGTGAACTTGGTACACCCGCAGATGGTGTAACCGAGATTGTGATTGACCAATACAGATTACCAAAACGAATTGCAGACCCATTGTCAAAACAAGTCAGTGAGATGTTAGATATTCCTATCGAAGAGATTGACCCTATCGTACAGATACAGAACGAAGGTACTATGTTATATCCTCATAAGGGACATGCACGTAACTCATCTCTCTTTTGTTTACTTCAAGGTAATGAAGAAAAAACTACATGGTATGATGAAACAGAACCATTTAAAGTTCATGATATATATCGCATACCCGATTATTCTAAACTGAAAGTTGCAACACAGGTTCAACTACGTGAAATGGAATGGACAACATTTAATCATTATATATGGCATTCCGTAGAAAGAGAACAACAACCCAAACGATGGAGGGTCAATCTAAACATTGACTTTGCATCATTATCTTATGACGAACTGATGGAGAAAATACAGAATGTCAAACGTTAACTTAATCGCTCTTAGTAAACCGTCTTCTATTACAGATTGTAATACCGCAGAAGAACTTATTGCATATGCAGCTAGAGTGAGTAATCCCGCAAACCAAAATAATAAGAAGACATCGAAGGGACTTGTACGATATCTTATTCGTGAAAATCATTGGAGTCCATTAGAGATGGTTCATATGACAATGGAGATTACTACGACCCGTGATATCGCAAGACAGATTATCCGTCATCGTTCGTTTGCATTCCAAGAGTTCTCTCAACGTTATGCTTCACCCGAAGAAGGTGCGGTACATTTTAAAGATGCACGTTTACAGGATGATAAGAATAGACAAAACTCTATTGAGACTCAGAACCTAGACCTTCATCGTGATTGGAGAAAACAACAAGAAGAAGTTGTTCTTAAATCAAGAGAAGCATACAACTGGGCAATCAAGAAGGGTATTGCAAAGGAACAGGCACGTGCAGTTCTCCCTGAAGGTAATACAGAATCAGTTCTTTATATGGCAGGTTCTCTACGTTCATGGATTCACTATTGTGAACTAAGACGTGGACATGGTACTCAGAAAGAACATATCAAGATTGCAGATGACTGTTGGGAAATTATCAAGGTTCATTTCCCCTCTATTGCAGAAGCGTTAGAAGACTAATGGAAGTAGTAATAGGAAAAGAATTCATGAAACGTCTGAATAGTATTTCGGACGAATTCTTTTCTATGGATTATAAAAAGAATAAGTACGTATCTACACGAAATGATGATTCCTATACGAGGGGAGAAGAGTATTGTAGTGACCTTGCGTTGAAAGAAAAACTTCATAATTGGGAAGACCACGAAGGTTTTCCTGAAGAATACTTTGCACAACCCATATCATTAATGGTCAAAAAAGACCCTGAGATATGGACACCTTTCCGAGACAAAGTAAAGTTTGACTTTGCAAATGAGATAGGAGCACATTCAAGTGCATTATTATCTTACTATCCAAAAGGTGGTCATGTAGGATGGCACACTAATTGGAATGCGAATGCATATCAAGTGTTGTTTACCTACAGTAAACACGGTGATGGTTACTTTAGGTGGTATGACAAAACAACAGATACAATACATACTATTACCGATGTAGTCGGATGGCAATGTAGACATTATTATTTTGGTAGGAAAGAAGAAGAGTTTCAACACTGTTGGCATTCTGCATATGCGGGATGTGATAGATTGACTCTTGCATATAAGTTCTCAAACAAAAGTATTTACGATGACCAAAATGAAAAGGCAATCGAAATGAGGGACTTATGCATCGAAGAAGTAATGCAATAAAAACCTTGACAAACACTGTGTATTATAGTATAATGGTACAAATTCAAAATTGGAGAAACGAATGAAAAAAGGTGATGTGGTCACAGTAGTGACAATTAGTGGAGAGTATGTTGGTAAACTACTTTCTCAAGATAATGGAAGTATTGGACTAGAGAACCCTAGGATGGTTCTATCAGACCCTAACTCAGGTAAGATGGGATTTGCAAAGGGTCTTGCAGCAACGGGTATTGAAAATCCAAAGACTGCGGTGTTCAATCAAGTGGTTGTATGTCTAATGACAAACCCCGATGTAAAGGATGCGTTCTTAAGAGCAACAGGTGAGAAAACAATTCTCGAACCAAAACAGACCATTATTACATAGGAGTTGTAATGCCTAAAAGTGAAGTAGACTATAAGTATAATGAAGGCAATACAATTGCAGAATTAAAGTCGTATGTTGATAACACGTATGGTGAACATTATTCTAAGAATAAGTTTCAAGCAACTGAGTTCATCATTGATGGTGGACATGGAGACGGGTTCTGTATTGGAAACATTCTTAAGTATGCACAACGTTATGGAAACAAGGATGGGTATAATCGTAAGGACTTGATGAAGGTTCTACATTATGCAATCATTCAATTACACGTACACGACCACTACGATAGAGGTTAGTATGAAGAAGAAGGAACGTATTCCTTTAAAAAACGGATATGAATTTGACGCACTTACAAAGGCACGTAAATGGTATAAGTACCTAAACAAGCCAGGAGTTGTGAAAAAGATTAAGAAATCTTACAACAAACGTATCAGAAAACATTTTAAAGTGTTTGATAAGAATGATGTAAAGTATTCAGATGGAGATAATACGTGACAACACTTGCAACCATAGGATGTAGTTTCGTGTGGGGAGATGAGTTGGTGGGGTTTCAAGACAATCCCCCTTCTCATTTCCAAAACACATTTGGTAGTATCCTCGCACGTAAGTTGGGTATGGAACACGAAAACCTAGCGATGTGTGGTAACGGTAATGCAAAAATATTCCGTGACCTTTTATTGTACCTATCTGACAATCAACCCGATGCGATTGTTATTGTTTGGTCTGCATGGAAACGGATTGAACTCTTCGAATCCAAATACAAGAATGCCGAACGGGATATGAAAATCCAAAGAGAACAGAATATGTCACAGTTCTCACCCGTTAGATATAACTATCTCAATAAAGAGAATAAGGATGTTGCGGGTATGTGGGGTACTCTTGTAAACAATAATCAAACAGGTATCATTCAGACATTATCTTATATGTCTGCAATTCAACAATTGTGTGATGCAAGAGGAATTAAGATTGTACAATCTGTATTTCATACTGCAATGTCAAATCAATTATTGGATGCGTTCTACAGAACCGCTGATAAAAATGATACTATGGAATGGAGAAGGTATGTCCATGATAGAATCAAAAATCATCTAAGACCCGAATGTACTCTTGGTATTAGGTGGATTGAAATCATGGAAAAGACATTTTCTAATCCTAAACTTCATAGAAAAGGGATAGGTCTCCCTGATGGACGTGTAAAAATTCATACAGGTCAAGCG